CACGGATTTCAACCGCTCCAGTGGTTTCACCCCCATTGGAATATAACAGCTAGCCTACCTTACCATAAGTTAACATACAACATTTTGCAAAAATTTGTGCTATCACACGTTTCCCCCCGCACCACCAGGGACCTTACTGTGACCTACCCTACGCGGCCAATGGCACACAAATTAAGCAACCCACACACAACCATTCCTCTCCGTAATAACCATAATATATATAACCTATAGGCCGCAACATCTACTACAACCTTAATAGGCAAGTGGCATGGCGGAGCCACGATTAGTTTGCACGGACACACCTCCCGTAAGTAAACGCTGCACTGCCCGTGTGCCACCATTTATCACTCCCCCAACCACACCACCAGTCCTCATCCCTTCAAAAATATACGCACCCAGGTCCCCAACGGTGGAGAGCAACTGATTAGTGGTATAGGGAAGGGGAGCTCTTGGTGTAATCGAGGCTTGTGACGTATTGGTAGCCGGAGTCCATTCCCACGCGGTGACCACCTCAATATATCCATTAACGGATAGGGTGCTGGCACTATTTGCAGTGGCATCTACGTTTAGCAGGCCCATGAAAATGGAACCAACATTACGGCTATTAGTATCCGTAATGGTGGTCCAATTTTCATCGACAGCTGTAGGAAGCCACCTCACCTCGTGGCACTCAGATCCAATAGCGACCGTGCGTTGACTGAGCGAGACAATATTCGTGTCTGAGGGGGTGTCGGCGGTCGTGAACGCAAGACCAGGGCTGTAGCCGCTAACATGAGTTCCTTGCCTCGTGGCGTACGGCCCATTGGGGACGTATTTGAGGCAACTCGCAACAGGTCTATAGTGCTTGACAGCTCCAGTGGACGTTGTGACAAAGTTGCTAAACCCCTTACTGATGTAGGAGAAAACGGCCTGGGCTTGGCCGGATCCAACAACAATCCCGGTGCTTTGACTGGCGTTCCAGGGTGACCATTGGAAATGGACATCTGCTGGATAGATGGCTCCAAAAGTGAGGCCGGTAAGTCCGGTGACAACAACTGGGAACACATCAACGGTTCGGATAAGATATCCGGAGGCAACACCAGCATAGGGGGCATTACAAAGGTCCGCGCCACAGGGGTCTCGCAGCAATCGATCCCATTTTTGCAAAGCGGGATGAGAGAGTGGACCACCATTTGACACGCCTGACTGCCAAGTCGCACCATTCCTTCTATTACGCATTGGGGCAGCATTCTTAGTGGTTTTCTTATTCTTATTAGAATTAACCTTCTTTTTAGGCATATTTATAGTTTGTGTTGTTAATATGTATTTGGAATGAGGTATAGCTGGTTCACTAATACCCCAGCAGAGAAGGTCAGGGTCGTTTCAGACCAGACCTCTTCCATCGCCTCCTGCATATCGGGTAGGATGCCGAACGCCCTCCAATAGGACGCCCGTGTCTCAGGCCGGACTAATGCGTTGACACGACTCATGGTATTCCTACCCTGACGCATGCGCATAAACCCGCCATCCATCCAAGGGTGGTCAGCCACATTGCCTTGTTTGCCACTCCGAAGCAAGCAGCGGTAAAACTCCTGTATGGGG